TCATAATGTTGCCTCCAAATGAAACTCATAAATTCTTAACATCCAATCTGTATAAAAATGATAGTGTATAATACCAATAAGTAGTATTAATGAACCTACTATATTAACAACTATCAATGACCAGTCTTTCCATATCCAACCTACTATTAACCAACCTGTAATACCTGTAAATTGAAAGTACATATTATATGGATACATATCCATAGCCGTAGTGGCAGCACCTATAATCAAGACTATACTTGCAAACCATTTTATATACCAATCTATTCCGTTTGGTCTATCCATTTTTCTAAATCTTCCATTGTTACAAATTCTAAATTACTTATACCTTGAAATTTATTCTTTTCTTCTTGTGGTGATACCCAATAAAAATTTACATTCTTAAATTTTCTCATGACAGTTTTCATTTGATTTTGCCATATTGTAGAATCAAATCCTTTATTATAATCAGGTAATAAATGCACATTACTTAATGGTTTACCTGTTGTTGCTAAATCAAATCCTAACAAGTAAATATTTTCTGCTCCTTGTTCACAAGCAAAATACATTGATGTGCTACCAGCACTATTTCCCTCAAACTCATCTATGTCTATTATATCCTCTTTTCCTGTTATCCATGAAATGTATAAACCTGTATTTCTCATACACTTGTGTTTGAGTGCCTCTATCTCACCCTCATCTTTTGGTTTATCCATGTTGTAAAACTTTTGTAGAGCAGTAAATGGATTCTTACCTCTTACCACACAACTTGTTTTTCCTACTTTGCTATTTTCAAAAATCTGGTCTTTGTCAAAACCTAGTTTTAATAACTCTAAATATCTACTACCCCAAGCAGGTTTATCAATAAATCGTTTTGGTAACTCATGCCAGTCTGAAAACCATAATGTAGAATCTGTATAATTGTCTTGAATTATTTCATGTTGTCTTATGTAATCTACTGCCACTAAATTATCTACCTCTATATTTTCACGATATATTCTATTACAACCCCATGTAACTATGCTCTCAAATTTTCTTGGTTTAAAATCTAATCTAGATTTACCATTTCCATAGATTAATACTTTACTCATAATTATTTTTTATATCTTCGTAAGTCATAATATCCTTACCCATTTTAGTTTGGTAATCATGTAATTTAAGTCTTGATTCTAATCTCATACAAATAAATCTTCTAGGATATTTTGATTCTTTTCTATCTGTTATATAATGCCAACTAAGTGGTGTATTAGGAAACAATACAATTTTGTTTTCACCATACTCAAATACTTTTTCTTGTTTTGTGGTAGGATTATGTAACACTAAATTACCACCATCATCTTTTTCATCTGGGTGTTTAAAATACCATAACCCTGTTACTAATTTATTACCACTATCAATATGTAATTTTCTCATAGGATATGCTTTATCAGGTGGATTCTGTGAAAACAAATGTGAACATACTCCTATTAGTTTGTCTTGGTCAAGTCTAGGATAAAATTCTTGAAACACATTTTTACTTTTACTCAATATACCTAAAATAATATCATTTAATATCATATTAATTTTATCATCTTCTATGATTGTATTTGACCTATTTTTAATTTTATTCCACTTCTTTTTAGTGTCATCATCATCCCACATACTTTTTACATGGTTATAAAAATCATCTGGTAAAGAACCAGTAAAATGTGGCCAGGGTGTATCGTGATAATTAAGCAAGTTTCATATCCTCAATAACTTTTGATGTATTATATTTTCTATTATCTATATTTGTCCATACCAAACTTTCTGGCACTTCCCATAATTGGTCACAGTTTTTACAATATGATATGTCATCAAACCTTTCTTCTTCGTGTGCCCTAATTAATTCTTGATATTCTTTACTATCTAAAATCTCTTGTATTGTATTTGTATCTAGATGACCAAGAGTTGCCTCTTTGTCATTTCCTAAAACCATACAACAAGGTACCACTGCACCTTGATGTTTATCTAAACCACCAGCTCTAACTTGTAACATAGATGCCGTAGGTCTACCACAACTTCTTCTTTTATCTTTTCTTCTTTCATATACAACTTCATATTCACCAGACCAATTATGCATCATCCAAATTTCTGACTTTGCACCTGTGTGGTCTACCCAATTTTTTATATACTGTTCTACCTCATAATCTTTTTTATTCATGTCTATAATTAAGTGTTGTATGTAAACTTCTGTATTTGTATTCTTACATGCATCAACTAATTTACGAACATTATCTCTAACTGTAAAAAATCTATCTGATTCATCTTTGTTGTTTACAGGCATCCATTTATTATATGTTTCACTATCATAACCTATTGCAGAAATACGAATTACATCTAATCCACTTTCTGCTATCTCTTGAATTAATTTATCATCTAATCTATAACCATTTGTAATCGTACTACAATGTATATTTTTATCTTTGATATATTTTACACATTCTATAAACTTTTTATTTAAAGTAGGTTCTCCACCACCATGTAAACTGATAGTTTCAACTTCATGTTCTATTGCATTATCTACAATCTTTACAAAATTATCCCATTTCAATAACTTTTTAAATTCTTTTTCACGACCAGAACTCTGTGGGCACATTTGACACGAATAATTACACCCACCTGCCAACTCCATATCTAACTGTCTAATCTTCTTCATGCCATCAATTCTCTTAATACAAATTTGAAGTTTGTCACATCAAATTTTAAAAAACTTTTATAATCATTTATAAGTTTATAAACATCTTTCCATACATAATCATCTTTTAATTTTGTATTCCATGTTTTACTGTAATTTAAAATACCATCCAATATAACCATACTTTCTAATGATACTCTTTTACCAAGATATTCTTTTAATAGTTTAGGATGTTTATTGGCAGATACTGCTATTAAATCTTTGTCTAATATTGATTCAATCTCTGATTTAAATGTATAACTTAAACTTTGTATCTTTCTTTGCCATTGTATATAATTATCTTCATCAAATTTACCCACCCAACCTTTTGGGTGTACTAAGAAGTTAGCTAGTAAGTAGTCTTGTATATCTTGTTTACTTTTATACTTACGAGTAAGTTTAACAAAAAAAACTCTATCATTTCTTTTATAGAATGAATCTCTTGATACTTTAGATTTACCATTGTATTTTACAAAGTCATAATCACTTTTATCAAAATGTGCTTTCATAGCACAATACATTAAATACGCATCTATTGGTTGCATTACATAGGTAGTTTTGCAGACTTAGGTAAATAGTTTAAGTCTATAGCATTTGCCTCTACTTTTTCTTTTAAACTTTTTGTTAACAATTTTGCTGTAGATACAGGTTCAATACCCATCTGTTCACAATAGATTGATATTGCTTCCAAATGTGTACATCTTTTATCAAAAGCAATCTTCTCTATTTCTAAAGAAAATGTCTTAGGGGTATGAATCGTGTTTTTATCTTCTGCCACTATACACAACCTGTAGGTTTCGGTAAGCCCCCATACTTAGCAATTTTCTTCATTGGTCCTGATTCAAAAACTTCATAAAGTTTACTTGCCTTTCTATCCATACCAAATTCTTTTGCAAAGATTCTAACTGCTGGTACAGTACCAGTTTCGTTAAACATTTCTCTTGCTTTGTTTATGTAGGTTTTGATTTCTTCGGTAACAACAAAATTATCTTCTTCTGCCATTTGTTGCATGACTTCCTCTGACCAATCACTTGTATTGATGAGAAACCCATCACCATCTCTATTTAATTCCATAATATACTCCAATTATTTTAAACCATTATACTAGGTATAACATTGTTTGTCAAGTATTATCTACATGTATTGCATCATCATCACTAAGAGAAAGAGAATTAATAGGACATCTAGTAATGATATTACTAATCGCATATTTAAAATGCCGCACTACTTCCGCAGCCGCATGTACTTTTTGCATTTGGATTATTGATTGTAAACATAGAACCTTGTAATGGGTCATTCACATAGTCTATTGTTGCCCCATGAAAATATACACCACTCATTGGGTCGATTAAAAGTTTAGCACCATTTGTTTCAAATACATGGTCATCTTCTTTTTGCTCATCTAGTGTAAATCCATATTGGAAACCAGAGCAACCGCCGCCTTGTATGAAACAACGAACATTTAATTTATCATCTCCTTCACCTGCCAAAATTACCTTTGCTTGATTAGCCGCACTTTCTGTCCAAGTTACATTCATGATTGATACCACTCCTCTAATGTTTCTTCTAGTAATGGTAAGTATTCTTGTTTATCTTTAATAAACTCTTGTACTGTACCATTCTCTGTTACAACTAAAATTACTATTTGATTGATAGGTTGACCTGTCAATTCCTCAAACATTTCAGCGTATGCCGCAGTTTGAATATAATAATTTTCGTTGTAAGAATCCTTTCTCTCGTTTGTAGATGTTTTAAAATCTACGATTGATAACTCATTCCTATAATTTGCTATCAAATCTGTTCTTCCTGCTACTCTATATTTATCAGAATACAAAGTTACCTCTTGTGCAATGACTTCATTTATATTGTCAAAAGTCTTATCTTTTAATTCGTTAAATAAACAATAAGGTAAAAAGTCTTTCTTATGTTTTTCCATATCTAATCCATTTAGATAATCCTCACACATCTTATGAACTTTAGAACCTCTAGTTGCTGCCTTGTTTGCAATATGTGTTGCAACCTTTTCACCAACTCTCTTTCTCCACTTCATCAAACCTTCTTTGTTTCTAGGTGATAGAACTGTAGTAATAGAGGGATATTCATTACCCTCTGGTGTTATATAAAATCTTTTTTTGTCAACTGTTTTAGTGTTTAAAACAGGAAAATCTAATAATGTCATAATTTATAATTGGTGCCATTCTTTACTTTGAAATAATAATGCCTCTGCATTGCGTCTTCTAATTAAACCATCCAATGTTTTACCACCTGCCTTATTCCACCTTCTCATTTCAAATGGAACAGAAGCATAATCAGCATCATTTAATTTTTTTAACATTGTTGATTCTCTTAGATTACCTGGGCCTAAATTAAATGTCCAAGCAACTAATGCATCAAACTGATGTTGTTTTAATTCAACGATTACATTGTCATTAACATATTCTTCAAACTTTGCAATATCTTTTTCTAACAATTCATCAGCTTCTGATTGTGTTATAGTATCATCTTCCTTTACTCCACCTGTATGACCATAACCTATTGTCAATACATTTGCAGAACATCTATAAGCTTTTAACCTACAACCTTCAAACTTTTTTATGAGAGCCAATCCCTCTTGACTAATATTCATTTTACAAATCTACTCCTATACCTAGTTTGGTCTTTTCTATGAGATAGTTTCTCACAAAGCCAGACCTTACGATATCTGGGATATCAAATTCTACACAATTAAATTCATCCATGTTCTCTAGAATCCTTAAAAAATCATGTAGGCCATTTCTTTCATTTGTTTTAGTTAAATCTGTTTGACTAAAGTCACCACAAAAAACTATTTTTGAATCTTGTCCTACTCTTGTGATAATAGTATCTAACTCATGGAAGTTTAAGTTTTGACATTCATCAACTATAATAATTGAATTGTCAAAAGTTAACCCTCTCAAAAATGAGGTTGATACAAAATGTAAACTTCCTTGTCTTTTAAGTGCATCATATAATCCTCTGAATGCATCTTCATTAGGTTGTTTAAACATAAACTGTACCATGTTTGAATATGGTACTTGATATAATGCAGCCTTGTCTTCTTCATCACCAGGTAGAAATCCTATTTCTCTTGTTGGTATCAATGAACGAACAATCACAACTCTATCATATGGTGTTCCATGTTTAAGAACATCTTGTAATGCAAGATACAATGATACAAATGTTTTACCTGTACCTGCACAACCAAAAAAGAAACCATTCTTCCCTGCTTTGTGACCTTCAAATACTAATTTTTGATTATCTGTAATTGGCTCAATTTTTACTAAATCACCTGAACTAATTTCTTTTTTTCTTGACATTAAACATTACTCCATGTTTCATTAAACATACACATTCTTGTACTTGTTTTATCAGCAGGTATTTTTTCTCTACCTTTCTCAACTATCTTATGAACTTCGTATATAAATTGAGTATCTAATAATTGAACAACTTTACCTGTTGCAACTCTTTCGAAAGTAGGTTCAGAATGTTCTATTATATCACCTACTTCTGGTTTCGCCATCTTTCATACCTTTGTGTTTTACATAACCCTTTTTGGATTCTTTCTTTTTATCTTTCTCAACTTTTGATTTACAAAATTTCTTTAAATATTTTTGTACAAAATTTCTTGTTTTCATAATACAAACCAATGTAAAAGTAGGGGCCAACTAATCCGTCAGTCAACCCCCTGTGTATAATCTATTAGTAACAATATATTGACTATATCACAGTCTTATTTATACTATGGTGTCTTTCAAATTGTACTTGTTAACGACTTTTTCTTTCTGTATATCCTTTGAAGACCTTCTAGAAAATCTGTCTGCAAGAGGTGTATTTGGATTCTTGTCTGCAATCTTTTGCAGAGTTTCTTTCATACCACCATCCATTCTTTTAACAATGTGGTCACCCACAAAATTAGGTGCAGTTATTACTGCTGATATATTTGGATTATCTTTTAGGTAAGGTTCTTTCTCAGCAATCTTCATCACTTTATCAAACACTTCACCTGTGTCTTTGTTTTTAAATGTATATGTTGGCATTATTTTCTCTTTGGAAATTCTGTTTCTTTTATATCAGGTTGCATATCATCAATAGCATCATTTACTGCTTCTATTTCATTACTGTTTGTATCACATGAATATTCTAGTGACACAATTTTCGTTTCTAAATCAAAAATTGTTTTTTCTAAATTTTTAACTGTCATTTTCAGATACTCAACATCTTCTGCTAAGTCTTTACTATTATATATTTCCATACCATTCTGGCCTCGTTCTATTTTTCCAATTAGCAAATCCTTTCTTTTCATTTATATAATAATTTTTATATGCCTGAATAGGATTTCCTGTCACCTTACAATACTCTGGCATTGCTTGAGGTAATTCTGTCAATCCAATGTCTTTAATATTGTTTGGTGTCCTAAGTAGACTAATAGATGGTTTCGATGCACCATGTATTTTTCCATATCTATATGTATACTCTGCAAGACAAGCCATGTAAATCTGGTACATCAAACGATAATTTGATTTACTTTCACGCACCCACACATTACAAGGATGATTCACATGACTTGCTTTGTACAATATACTTTCCCTTTCATCAGGTAGTTTCCACCTTTTGATTCTGTGATTATTTTTTGTTCTATCTTCATACAATTCACCATCTAGGTATCTATGTGCCGTAGATAGTAATTGTGCATATTCTGTTGCCATCTTTACAACATGTTTATCAACATGCCACTTGATGTTTTGTATTGGGTCTTCATGTAGATAGAAGATATTCATTCATCAACTCCTTTACTTTTACTAGATTCTTGTATTGTAACACATTCTCACTCATACTGTCAACACTTTCTTTAATTAGTCTAAAA